GAATCTACAGGAACACTATTTGGTCAACACCTATTTCCAAGTTCTGGTAAACGAATTGTTATTACTGAAGGAGAACTAGATGCTGCCTCTTGTTACGAAGTTATGTCAGGTTGGCCCATGGTCAGCTTACCTCATGGTGCGGCAGCAGCCAAAAAAGACTTGCAGAAAGCCATACCCTTCTTGCAAGGATACCAAGAGATCGTCCTCTTCTTCGACAACGACGACGCAGGGCGTGAGGCCGTTGAATCTGCCTCGAGTATATTACCAGCCGGTAGGGTTAAGATTGCTAGACTCGATGCTTACAAAGATGCAAGCGATGCACTCCAAGCTGACGACAAAGACGCAATAAGAAGAGCGATATGGGATGCCAAGCCATACAGGCCAGACGGTATCGTAGATGGTAAGAACCTCATGTCGCTAGTCACAGAGCCTACCAAAACCTGTGACCACGAGTACCCATTCATGGGGCTCAATGATAAACTACATGGCATCAGATATGGAGAGTTAACTACTCTCACAGCTGGGTCAGGTAGTGGTAAGACTTCACTGGTCAGGGCTATCGCAGCTGATCTTGCTATGAAAGGTGAGACAGTTGGTATCCTTGAGCTTGAAGCAAACAACAAACGCACGGCACTGGGGCTTATGTCCGCAGCCGTTGGTAAACCCTATCACATTGGAGAACATGACAAAGAAGAACTCGAGTCTGCTTTTGCTGATACTCTTGCAAAGTGGAATGTTTTTCTGTTTGATGGCTTTGGTAGCTTTGACCCAGATGTTATTTACAACAGGATCGAATACCTTGCCAGTGGACTGGAGTGCCGTATTATATTTCTTGACCATCTTTCTATATTATTAAGTGGTCTTGACGGCGATGAAAGACGTATGATAGACTCAACAATGACTAAGCTCAGATCATTAGTTGAACGTACAGGTATCGCACTATTTTTAGTATCACACCTACGGAGAACAAACAGTGACAGTAACTCACACGAAGAAGGCGGACGCGTATCACTTGGCCAGTTACGAGGATCTCATTCGATCGCTCAGCTCAGCGATAGCGTCATCGCATTGGAACGAGACCAGCAAGGAGAGGCTAACGCTAACCTTACAACTTTGCGAGTGCTTAAAAACCGTTTCTCAGGAGAGGTTGGCGTTGCTACAACTCTGAGCTACGACCTATCTACATGCCAATTCTATGAAACTAAATCCGAAGACACAGTTGAGTTCAACCCAGCTACAGATTTTTAAACCAAACCCACCAACCAAACAACAGAAAAGACGTGCAAAATTCAGAGACAAGACCTATTACCCTCCTGTTCGATCTGGAAACAACACCTCTAAGTCAAGAGGACGTTGAGCTGCACTGCTTGGTCACACTTGACTATGAGACAGGTGAGACTACCAGATACAATGACACAGGATCTGCACAGCCAATCAGCAGAGGTGTTACGTATCTTATGGATGCTGACACGATCATTGGCCACAACATCATTGGCTTTGACATACCGATGATAAAGAAAGTCTACCCATTCTTTGAACCGAAGGGTAGAGTTATAGATACACTACTGCTGTCGAGGTTGTACCACCCCGATATGCTAGAGGTAGACCGCAAGGCAAGGATTGACGGTATGCCACCAAAACTCTATGGTCGCCACTCTTTGGAGTCCTATGGCCACAGGTTGGGAGAATACAAAGGGAACTTTGGACAGACTACCGACTGGTCAGCATGGAGCAAGGAGATGGAGGACTATTGCGAACAAGACGTTATTGTTACAAATAAACTATGCCAACATTTCCACCCTTACCTGACTGGGTACAACTAGAACATCAGGTCGCCCACATCTTACAAAAACAAGAAGAACATGGATGGTATTTCGACGAACGAGCAGCCTACGAGCTCGAATCAACTCTCAGAGGAGAACTGGAAGAAGCTACAGAAGTATTACGCAGAAAATTCGGGTTCGTTGCTGGAACAGTGTTTACACCTAAGCGAAATAACCGGACACAAGGGTACGTACAAGGATGCCCATTTACAAAACTTAAACAACTTAACCCCACCTCACGAGACCACATAGCATGGATACTACAGACCCACGAAAATTGGAAACCAACACAGAGAACAGCCACAGGCAAGCCGGTCGTAGACGAGACAGTATTGAAAGATATTGGGTCGGAGACAGCCCTCTTGTTTCTGAAATGTCTCGATATTACCAAGAAATTGGGGATGATCTCGGAAGGCGTGAACGCATGGCAGAAGCTATCTACGACGTGTAATCGTATACATCACCACTGCGGGGTCGCAACCAGCACATTCAGATGTGCACATAGAAAACCAAACTTAGCACAAGTACCATCAGATGAAAGATTCAGAAAATTATTCCGGGCCACGCCTACCTATCAAATGGTGTCTGCCGATCTTAGTGGGATTGAGCTCCGTATGCTTGCTCATTACCTTTCGAGGTATGATAATGGCCGGTATCAACGAATACTTACTACGGGGGATATTCACCAAACCAATGCAGATCGAATTGGAATCACTAGAAGACAAGTTAAAACAGTTACCTATGCCTTCCTCTACGGGGCTGGGAATACCAAACTAGGATACAGCTATGATAAGTTATTGTCCGAAAAAGCCGCTTCTATCAAAGGGGCAGAGATTCGTAAAGCTTATATTGCTGCCATTCCGGGTCTGGCAGATTTGCTACTCGCTTGTGAGAAAGCTAGTAAACGTGGTTATGCAAACGCCATCGACGGCAGGCGTATCAGCGTTGACAAAGGGCATAAGTTTCTCAATTACCTCTTACAGGGAAGCGCAGCGACGATCGCCAAAAGATGGATGGTGATTGTGAATGAATGTTTACCACCCGACGGACACCAACTCTCATTCGTACATGACGAGCTAAACTACGAATGTTATCCAAGATTTGCAGAAGAATTTGCAAAATGGCTCGAAACAGCCGCCAGAATGGCAGGCGAACACTACAATCTAAGATGTCCCATCGCAGCAGAAGCTAAGATCGGATATACTTGGGCTGACGTACACTAAACCACCATGAAATTACTAATTGATGCAGACTACATAGTATACAAGTGCTGTGCAGCCTGTGAAACAGAGATAGACTACGGAGAAGACGTAATATTAGTGACTTCTAACTTTTCAGAAGCCTATAGTGCAGTAAAACGTGAAATATCTAACATACAAATGCAATTTGGCTCTTTTGCGAAGCCAACACTGTTTTTTAGCGACTCTAAAAATTTTAGGAAAAAAATTTACCCAGAATATAAGGGTCACAGAAACAGAAAGAAGCCCTGTGGATACAAACGTGTCATATCGGGACTTAAAATTGAGTATGACGTTATTGTCATGCCCCAACTGGAGGCCGATGATGCTATGGGCATCTATGCCACCAAACTTACAGGGAATATCATTGTTTCTCCTGACAAAGACATGAGACAGATTCCCGGTAAGCTATACAATCTCGAAGACACTATCACGATCACACCAGAAGAGGGTGCGAAGTGGCATCTGATACAGACGCTTGCAGGCGACCAGACAGATGGCTACAGTGGAGTTCCCGGGATCGGAGTGAAGAGAGCTACAACTCTTTTCGAGAAAGAAGGCTACAGCTGGGCTACAGTTGTCAAAGCTTTTGAGGACAAAGGGCTCACAGAAGAAGACGCACTTTGTAATGCAAGGCTAGCCAGAATACTTACAAACGAGGACTATGATTCCCAAAAGCAAGAACCAAGACTCTGGACACCTACGCCCGAGTACCAAGTTGACTCTGGAACAGGAGTTCAAGTTGAGATTAGTTGAAGATAGGCTCAGAGAAAGATACGATACAAACAAGGAGGATGTAATTACTGTCTTCCTTGCTTTACAAAAACAAAACTTCATACTAGGTAACAACCTAAAAAACATAATAAACTTTATTTAAAATGTCTAACTTAATCTCCCGCACTGGACGGGTACAGTCTTGGATCGACGATCCGACATCAAGACTACCTGTATCATGCACAACCTTCGTTGTTGAAGACAGCATGGAAGGGGACAACGGCATCGAAGCTAGCTGGAGATTCGCAAGCCACGCACTACGTTATGGTGCAGGCTGTGCAATCCACCTATCTAAGCTTAGACCAGCCGGTCATACAAATGACAAAGGACTTGTGGCTACTGGCCCAGTCAGCTTCGGCAAAATATATTCAGCTCTAAATGAAACCTTGAGAAGAGGTGGAGCTTACAAGAATGGTGCTATCGTACTGCACCTAGACCTATGCCACCCAGACGTGGTGGACTTTATCACAGCTTCCAGATCAGAACTGCCTTGGGTCAAGCGGTGTGTCGACATTGACGACGACATGTGGAAGTTCGCAGACCAAGACACTAAGGACGCTTTGCTTTATGGAATCAAATCAGGAGACATCTGGCTCAACAAAATCAAATACGACACAGAGACCGGGGAGCGTATCTATGGAAACGTCTGTCTTGAGGTATACTTGCCCTCACGTGGAACGTGCTTGTTACAGCATGTCAATCTCGGTGCCTGTACACTCGACAATCTACAAGAGGCTTTCGTTACAGGTATGTCCGAGTTGTGTGATCTCCATGGCCGGACAGGTGTTGGAGAATCTGGAGAGTACCTTACCCCAGAAGTTGACAGACAAGTGGGGCTTGGAGTGCTCGGTCTTGCCAACTTCCTCAGACGATACAACATCACGTACGAGAAATTCGGAGAGGCACTCCGCTTGGTAAACCTTGGCCACTCCGCAAACAACGAAGCAGGCTGTGCCGCTTGGGCACTAAACAATGCAGTCTTTGAGGCAGCTCAGATTGCAAGAGAAAATAACATGGTAAGGGCGTTCGCTATTGCACCCACTGCCAGTTGCAGCTATCGCAGTAAAGACCTAGACGGCTTTACATGCACACCCGAGATAGCACCACCAATAGCTAGAATGGTTGATAGAGACTCCGGCGAGTTCGGAGTAGATAGAGTCAACTACGGTAACGTTGAGATAGCAAGTGAAGTAGGATGGGACGCATACAAGCGTGTAGCAGACGAAATCATGAAGATGCTCGATAGGACAGGATTGCTTCATGGCTACAGCTTCAACAGCTGGAGCGACATGATTAGATATGATGAAGCATTTATAGAGGAGTGGCTTGAAAGTCCACAGACCTCTTTGTACTATTCATTGCAAGTTATGGGTGATGTTCAAGATAAGTCTGACGCTTATGCAGCACTTGGAGACACTGACATACAAGATTATTTGGATGGTATTCTTGATAACAAAATCGAATGTGACTGCCAACAATGAACCCTTATACAAAATTATTAGAAAGAAAAAGAACATGGACTCCCGTAAAACCCACCAAAGGGGAGGTAAGATCTGGTGCTGAAGAAACCATCAAGCGTGCTCTCGCAATACGTCATATGGAGCTACCAGTTGGAGAATTTATTACACAAGGCTTGGAGAAAGAAGTCCCGCAGTCAGCGAGGACACTTCTTGAGTCAAACGTTAAAGATGAGATTAAGCATGATCTCGCTCTGGGCTTCATTGTTGAATCCCATGGGGCTGATCCGATTGCTGAAATGGAGGCGATACGATTAAGAGATGCTTGGATACAACACCCTGACCACACTATCGCAAAAGCCCTCGTGGCCGAGCGAGCTATATTCTTTGTTTTATTGCCTATGTTTCGTTTTCTTGGTGATGCAGCTCTTAGAACAGTATCAGCTGATATATCCAGAGACGAACAGATTCACGTGGCGACTAATAGCTTGGTTTGTGCCGAGCTTGGTCTTCGTCCTAGTGCTAGCTTGGATAAGCTTCGGAAGGCAACTATATCTTGGGTACTACAACCCCTAAAAACTTCACCGGACAAACACCTAGACAAATCATTCTGGCTGGATGCGAGCGACCGGCTGATGTATGAAGGCAAAGCACCACAGTTTGCCGACACAAAAGCAGCTCGCATGCCAGCGTTCTTTGAACATGCAAACACCAACCTCCCTCAATACGCTTAGTTTTCATTCTGAGAAACTCGAGAAGCTTGTCGAGGATTTGGAATCCAAGTTCGCTTGGTATCCTGTCCACCCCAAGGAGGATATAGCCTCCATCATGTATCGCTCCGGACAATGGGAAGTGGTACAATATATAAAATCTATTTTAAACGAATAACATGTGTATTAGTTTTGGTAGGAGATCACCTACCCCAGTATCAACACCAGCACCTATCCAGCCTAGACAGCCAGATTTAGTATCAGCTGCTAGACTACCTAGTAAAAAAGAATTATTAGATCCAGATGA